GGAGGACGACGCATGAGCGCGCTCTACGTTCCCTGGCTCGTCGACGCGGCGCGTACCACCGGCTACCCCGTCGTCGAGGTCGCCGGCTGGCGCACCCGCGGTCACGGCGGCATGCGCGTCGTCGAAGGCGTCGTCGGCCACCACACCGCGACCTCCGACTCTGCGCCCGGCGACTACCCCTCGCTCAGCATCGTCACCAACGGCCGCAGCGACCTTCCCGGCCCGCTGTGCAACCTCGGCCTCGGCCGCAACGGCACGATCTACGTCGTCGCCGCCGGCTGCGCCTACCACGCCGGCGCGTCCAGCTGGGCAGGGTTCACCGACCTGAACGACGAGTTCCTGGGCATCGAGGCCGAATCCGCGGGCACCGGCACCTGGACCGATGCGCAGCGCGACTGCTACCCGAAGCTCGTCGCCGCGCTGCTGCGGTACATGAATCGCGGCACCGACCGCTACGCCGGCCACAAGGACGTGTGCGTCCCGACCGGCCGAAAGATCGACCCCGTCGGCATCGACACCGTGTGGCTGCGCACGCGCGCGGCCTCGTTCACCCCCGGCGGAGGCGGCACGAGCCCGTCGACCCCGGAACCGACCACGACTGCAGGAGTGGAGCTCATGGAGCGCATCACCGTCACCCCGCCGAACGCCGACCGGAACGCGAAGCGGGTCTGGCTGTCCGGGTCCGCGAACGCCGCGGTCATCATCCGTCCGCGCATCGGCGGCGACGGCTTCTCGAAGCCGATGTGGGTCGGCGACATCTTCGCCTGGGGCAGCGACCACCAGGGCATCGGGCACAACCCGACCCAGACCCCGGGCTACGACAACAAGCTCACCAGCCACCGGCGATACGACCTGCCCGGCGCGCTGTGGGCGGACATCAACTACTCGGCGGCCGAGCCGTTCGAGATCGACATCGTCGGCTGAACCAGAAAGGGACTGAACCAATGCTCATCTTCGGTCGCGAACCCGCCGCATGGCTCGCACTCGTCGCTGCCCTCGTCCAGGGCATCTCCGCGTTCTTCTTCCCCCTCACCGTCGACCAGCAGGGCGTCATCAACGCCCTCGCCGTCGCCGCCGTCGGCCTCATCACCGCCGTCATCGTCAAGTCCGACAACGTGCTTCCCGCCATCACCGGCGTCGGCAAGGCCCTTCTCGCGCTCGGCCTGGCGTTCGGGCTCAACTGGTCCCCGGACGCGCAGTCCGCCGCGATGATCCTGGTGACGGCCGTGGCCGCGTTCGCGATCCGAGACCGCGTCACCGCGCCGGTCAACGCGCAGGGCCAGCCGGTCCCGCAGGTCACGCTCCGGAAGGTGTGACCGATGACCTACACCAACGCCGCCCGCGACGCCGCCGTCAACGCGATCCGCGCGCTCCTCACCTCCAACATCGGCTACATCTCGCTGCACACCGCCGACCCCGGAACCACCGGCGCCAACGAAGCCACCGGCACCGGCTACGCCCGCGGCAGCTCGACCTTTCCCGCAGCCAGCGGCGGCACCGGATCCACCGGCACGCAGGCGTCGGTGACCGCGCGGACCGGCACCGCCACCGCAGCCACCCACGTCGGCATCTGGACAGCCAGCTCCGCCGGGACGTTCATCACCGGCATCCCGCTCAGCGTGACCGAGAACTTCTCCACGGCGGGCGGCACGCTGAACTACACACCGACCCTCACCGCGACGGGCTGACGCGATGTCGTTCCGGTTCGGCGCCGACGGCACCGCGAACTCCCGCGTATCCCGCACCGGCGGCGCCCCGGACCCGCAGGCCGCAGGCGGCTGGACCGTCTGCGGCTGGTGGTACCTGTCCGCCGACCGGAACGACTTCTCCACGCTGATCCGGCTGCACGCCAGCTCAGGCAGCACCACCCGCCTGAACCTGGCCACCAAGACCGACGGCACCACGCCCGCTGTCTTCACGCCCGGCAACACCGCGGGTGTGGCCGGCGTCGACCAGTTCACCGTCGGAGCGTGGCTGTTCGTCGCGGTCACCCAGTCCGGCACGACGGCGACGATCTACACGTGCACGCCGGGCGGCACGATGCACTCCGCGACCGGTACGTCGTCAGGTGGTAGCGCGCCGGACGGTTACACCATCGGCGGACGCGCCGCATCCGACAACACAGAGTGGTTCAACGGGCGAGCGCGCTGCGTCCGCCAGTGGACCACCGTGCTCACCGCGGCCGAGCTGGCCGCCGAGCGCGACAGCTTCACCGCGGTGAAGACCGGCGCCTACTCCGACCACCCGCTCGCCACCGGCACCGACCTGTCCGACGCGTCCGGGAACTCGCGGACGCTGACTGCCGGGTCGGTCGCGGGCACCACGGAAGCCGACCCGCCGATCGGGACGTCGTTCACCGACTCCGGAACCGCCACGATCACCCTCGGCGGCAGCGGCACCCAAGCCCGGACCGCCGCGGCTGCGGGAACCGCCGACGCCGCGCTGACCGCGGCCGGAACCAGCTCAGCGGCCCGATCCGGGAACGGATCCGCCGTGCTGACGCTCGGTGCGGCCGGCGCCGCGCAGACGCAGCGGGCCGCCGCGGGCACGGCCGACGCATTGCTGTCCGCCTCCGGGACCGCGGCCAAGGCCACCGCGGACGCTGGGAGCGCCGCGCTGCAGCTCGGAGCCACCGGCGCAGCGACGCGCGTGACCGTCGACGCCGGATCGGCAGCGCTGCAGCTCGCAGCCACCGGCATCGCGGCGCGCCAGACCTCGGACGCGGGGAATGCCGCGATCGGGCTCGGCGGAGACGGCATCCACCTGCACGTCGCCGCGGCGGCCGGTACCGCGGACCTCGTGCTGCAGGCCACCGGCACCGTCGACTCCGGCAGCGATCAGCAAGCCGGCGCGGCCGTGCTGATCCTCGACGCGACCGGCGTGCACACCACCGCCCGCGCGGCGACCGGGCCCGCGCAGCTCCTGCTCGACGCGTCCAGCAGCGGCACCATGTCCGCGGTCCGGGCCGCCGCGGGCGCAGCGGTGCTGCAGCTCGCCGCCACCGGCGTCGTGTCCGGCGAGCAGCGCGACATCACCGTGACCGCGGTCCTGCTGCCATCCCGCTTCACCGCGCGCCTCCTGCCGTCGCGGATCAAGGTCAAGGAGGTCGGATGATCGAACAGTCCCGCCTGAGCACCCGATACGTCCACGCCGCCATCACCGCCACCACCTACGCCGGCGCCCCCATAGACCCGGCCACGTTGCAGGTGCAGCTCGCGGTCGTGCCAGTCGGTGCCGAACCCGCCGGCGCCGATTGGCACGACGCAGCGCACCTCGGCGGCGACGTCTTCGGCGTCCTCGTCGGACCGAACGGCGGTGTCCTCGATCTGCCGCGCGGCGACTACGACACCTGGCACCACATCGCCGACAACCCCGAAGACGAGCGCGAGCCGTTCGGGAAGCTCCGCATCACCTGACCCGGGAGGACCCATGACCGCGCTCGGAGACCACGCCATCTACGAACTCGACTACCAGGGAATCGTCGACCCGGACCGGGCGAACATCATCACCATCGTCGGTACCTTCGCGAACTACACCGACCCGGTCGCGAGAGAGGCCATCCTGCAGAAAGTGCTGCTGCTGCTCCAGTTCAAGCCGCTGACGCCGCTGACGAACGAGCTGGCGCAGTGGGTGGACCGGTCACCGACGCTCGGCGGAAACCCGCTGTGGCAGTCCAAACGCGACCCGGACGCGTGGTCGCACGACGGCGGCGCGCACTACTTCTACGCCTCGCAGACCGGCGCGCAGTACCAGTCGGCTGACGTGCCGTAGCGAGAAAGCTCGGGCCGTACCGGTGGTCGGCGGCCCGACACGGAAGCCCCCGCGCTCCCACCCCCGATCCCCCGGGGTGGTTGAGCGCGGGGGCTTCTTCGCATCCAAGTCCAGATGGGTCGTGCGACCCGACCGGGCCGCCTCACGGGGATGCGTGGCGACCCGGCCGGGGTTCTCCGTTCCTCCGCGCTGGGGGGACCCTGCTTGACAGGGTGGGAAACGCGGTGGAACGGAGCTTGGTGCCTGCCGGTCGTCGGAACTGCCGCGGAACCGCGACCGGCAGGCCTTCGCGATCAACCGGGGGAGGATTGGACCCGGGATCGCGGGTGGACACCCGGACGGTGCGCGGTCGGGGAGACACGCACCGGCCGGGCTGATCAGGGTGAGCGGCGGCGGATGGTCGCGACGGCGCCGGCCATCAGCCGGTCGCACGGCGTTTCGGGACGCAGCTGCGGTCCGTTCGGCCACCAGCCTTGTGCCGGGATCGCGCCGGGCGGGACAAGGTCCCAGCCGTCGAAGAGCTCCTCGATCGCCGATTTGCGGCGGAAAAAGGCGCCGCTGAGGATGCCTGTGTGGTCGAAGGCCTGGATCATCCTCTCGACGAGCACAATCGCCGATTCCAGTTCGGGGTCGAGGAAGTGACTGGCGATCAGGTACGAACCGTCCGGGCACAGCTCGGCGAGCCCCCGCGTCCACGCGCGCGCCGCGTCATCGTCCAGCCAGTGCAGAACTCCGGGTGCGACCACCGCGACGGGCTGGTCCCATACAAGCTCGTCACGGAGTGCCGCCCTCACCGTCGCCAGGTCGAGCGGGTCGGCGAGCGTCACGGTTGCGATCCCGTCCGCGAGGTAGCCGGCGCCCTTCGCGCGCAGCAGCTTGTCCGGCTCGACGTAGACCACGCGGTGCAGCAGCCCGAGCGCGATCGGCTCCCAGGCGGCGGTGTGCGGCGGAGGGCCGGGAGGGATCGGTGCTCCGCAGTAGATGACCTGGTCGATGCCGCGGAGGCCGATGGCGAACCGCCAGGCCCGCCCGATGAACGCGTCCTCGTTGATCGCGAGCCGCTCGACATCCGGCGCGATCTCGTGCAGCCGTCGGAGCAGGGAGCGTTCCTCCGCGTACGCCTCGCCGCCACCGAGCATGAGGTTCCAGAGGCGGGCACGGACACGGCGGGCCTCGGTCGACTCGTCCACGATCATCGCTCCGCCTTCCGAGCTGCCCGGAGTTCCGCGACCGCGAAGTCCTGCATCGTCATCGCTTCGTCCTCGCATCCTGCAGCGTTCGAGTGATCGCGTGTCCGAGGTTGTTGCGGAGGTCGGCAGCCTGGTCGACGTTCATCAGCGCGATGTCGCCCGCAGTCGTCCGCAGCTCGATCCGGCCGTCGATCACCTGGACGTGCACCTCGGCGGAGCTGCCGCTCTCGGTACGGCACTCCGTGACAAATCTCGTGGGCGGTCGATCACTCATGGTCAGGGACAATACAAACGAGCAGGTCACAAAGGTTTCCCTCTGGGAAACCTAGTTCTGTACGCTGTCAGCATGGACTCGATCGGCGCCGCGATCCGTCGGCTGCGCAAGTGGCGTGGCCTGTCCCTCGAACAGCTCGCTGGCCTGGCGGGGTTGTCGAAGGGCTATCTGTCGAAGATCGAAAACGGACACAAGGCGATCGACAAGCGCTCAACGCTCGTCGCGATCGCCCGTGCCCTGCGCGTCAGCCTGTGGGACATCACCGGTGACGGTCTGGAGATCCGCGACCCACGCGCAGACATCGTCGTCCCCGCCATCCGCGAGGCTCTCCTCAGCACGGACCTCGACGGCGGCGAGCCGCCGCGGGGTGATCTCGACAAGCTGCTGGCCGAGACCCAACTGCTCGCCGCGCTTCGCCAGGCGAACCAGGATGCCGAAGTCGGCGAAGGCCTGCCGGATCTCCTCTTCGCGCTGCACACGCACGTCAACCGTCCTGAAGCACTCCGGGCGCTGGTGACGGCGACGCACACGACGGCACTGTTGGTGAAGGGGCTGGGCGCGTTCGAGCTGGCGTGGATTGCCGCCGAGCGCGGGCACGAGGCTGCGAAGAAGCTCGGCGACCCGGGCTGGATCGCCCTTGCGGAGTTCGCGCGCACGCAGGCGCTGTCCGGACTCGGCGCGCACAAGCGGGCCGGGAAGATCGCGCGGGACGGCCTGGCCGAAGTGCCCGCCGACGCGTACGACATCCGCGGCGCGCTGACGCTCACCACCGGCTACACCGCGTCCGTGCTCGGAGAGGACGCGGCCGCCGCGCTCGAAGAGGCGGCCGGCCTCGCGGAGCACGTCGAGTACGGCAACCGGAACTTCCTCCTGTTCACGCCGGCCAACGTGGTGCTCTGGCGGATCTCGTCCGCGCTGGAGCGCGGTGAGCACGCCGAGGCTGCGCAGCTGGCCGCCACCGTCGACCCGGAAGAGCTAACCATCGACTCCCGGCGCACCACCTTCCTGATCGAGCACGCCCGCGCTCTCTACGGCATCCGGCGGCCCGACGAGGAGGTGATGGCGCTGCTGCTCCGCGCCGAGAAGCTGGGGCACATCCGGACGCGGACGAATCCCTTCGCGCGCGAGATCGTCAAGACCATCCACAACCGGGCCCGCCGCGAGAAGCTGGCGTTGGAGGCGCGCGCCATGGCTGAACGGATGGGGATCATCAAGGCGGCGTGACGCGTGGCTTTCGCCCCGTCCATCTTCGGGTGGGCGGGGCGTTCTGCTGCATGGGCTACTCGTCGCGATCGGCGTACCAAACGCCTGAGCTGGTGTCCAAGAACCGTCCAGAATCGGCATGACATGAGATGCACTGAGATGCACTGGCGAGACGAACGTATATTCCTTACAAGGAATACTATGCACGCAGGAGACATGGGATGCACTCAGATGACGACGTGGACCCATGGCCCAGTTAACCGGAGGGTTCTTGGTTCGAGTCCAAGCGGGGGAGCAGAGGCCCAGGTCATCGACCTGGGCCTCTTTACTTTTCCCTCAGTTAGTGGCCGCGCTGTCCACCAACTGTCCACTTTCACGCTCGTGCTCAGCTGTCCGGCGCGAGTCCAGCTCCTCCAGCGCCGCCGCCGTCGTCGGGTTCGACTCCCGCTTCTTCCGGTAGTGCTTCTCCACCACCGCCGGCGTGTTCCCCAGCTGGTCCGCGATCTGCGTCGTCGGCAGGTCCGCCTCGTCCAGGATCGTCGCAACCGTCTTCCGGAACACGTGACTGGTAACCCACCCGTACCCGATCGCGGTGAACGCCTCCTTGATCCGGTCGATGACCGTCGCCGGATCCAGCCACTCAGCGCCGAACGCTGGGAACAGCGGCCCGTTACCCGCTGTCAGCTTCAGTCGCCGCCAGATGAACACCGACCACTCCGGAACCCGCAGCACCAGAGAGCCTGCGTTCCCCTTCCGGTACGGCATCCTCACCATGCCGACGCCTGGCTGCCGCACCAGGTGCCAGGCCACCGTGACCGTCTTCGCGTCCGGGTCGACATCGTTCCCCGTGAGCGCGAGCAGTTCGCCGAGCCGTACACCGGTCGACAGCATGCACTGAACGATCTCAGCCAGTTGGAACCAGATCCGAGCACGCGCACCGAGCGGCCGCCCGAGCTTGTCGACGCTGCGAGCCTTCGCGAATGCGAACAGCCTCTCCAGCAAATCGACTCGCTGCTCGCCGGTGAGCGCCAAGATCTCCTTCCGCTCGGGCTCCCGCAACCGGCTCGCGTTCTTGATCGGGTTCGACGTCATCGCGCCGTACCGGATCGCGTACTGGCAGATCCCCGTGAGGACCGTCCGCAGGCTCTTCGCCGCGCTGTAGCTGCGCTCCTCCAAGCACCGCTGAATCAGCCGGTCGCAGGTCCGGACGCTCTGCTCGACCTCGGCGCAGGTGAGCTGGCCGAGCGACTTGATCACCCAGTTGCGCACGTAGCCGCGCCACTGCCGGATCGTGTCCGGCGACCGGCCATGCTGCCGATACTCGACCTCCAGGTCGTCGATCCACATCGCCGCGACCTTCCCGAACCGGGTGTCGCGTCCGATCTCCTCGCTGAGGATCTCCTCGCGCATCTCGACGAGCTTCGCCTTCAAGTTGTCCCGGGCCGCAGTCCGACTGGCGCCGCGCGCCCTGACGCGCTTCGACTCGCCGGTCCCGAGCCGGATCCGCGCGGACGCCTCATAGCGCTTCGGCCCGACGGCGGCAACGCTGATCTCACCCCACGCGCCCACGGGAGTTGGTCGGCGTGGCATCAGCCATCACCTGACGAGCGATGTCTACGGAACTCGATCAGGTTTAGCGGAAGCGTGTCCTGAGAATACGGGTCGAATTCGTCGATTCTGGCGCGTCCCTTCTCGTCCGTATCGATTCCGTACTCTGCGAGCAACGAAGTGATCTCCGCTCGTTTCCGTTGATCGACATCGGACAGTACGGCCTCAGTCAACGTGCGGACCGCGTCGACCAGCTTCCGGTTGGTGTTCTCGATCTGCTGGGTCTGTGCAGCTTGGTTCGCCGCGGCGGCATTCCGGTTCTCCCTGGCCACCACGGCCAACACGGTGATGATCCACAGCGCGAAGGCGCCGCCGCGCAGCAGCGGAAGGTACGGATCGGGGGCGAACAGGTAACCCGTATGCGTAACCCGGTACTGCGCCTCCGTAATCGACCACGCTGTGAGAAATGCAGCACAACCGACGTAAATCAGTACGAATCTTGACATGGGGGCGCTCCTATATTGCGTTTTCGTGCGTGCTGCATCCCCGAAGATCCTTCGTACCAAGTGGGCGAAGCAACTGCCACCGGGCGTAAGGACGTCACCCTGATTGGAGTAGCGCGTTAACTCGCCTGGCGGGGAGGAGTCGTGCCGTCCGTGGCAGCTTCCGCGTCGGCGATCTGCCGCTCGAGTTCCTTCATCTGCGCGCTCAGATTCGCGACGGCCGCTCGGGCGGTCTCCGGGCCGTGCGTCTCCATCACGTCCGGAATCAGCTCGAGCTTCTGCCGCAGCTGAGCCATCCTCGCGGTCAGCACGCCGAGGTTCTCCGCCGGCGATTCGTCCGCGACCTTCGTCTGGGTCCGCGCCTTCTCGACCGGCGGCTCCCCGCGGTACAGGCGGTCGATGCTGTCGTCGGTCCAGCCCAGGGCGCGGCTGAGCCGCACACGGGTCTTCGTGCCGACCGGGACGCCAAGCTCGGCGTCGGCCACCATCCGCGACGAGCTTCCCGCTGCGTCGGCGAACGCCTCCATCGACGAGAAGCCGACGGCGATGCGTCGGGCGCGTATCTGCGCTCCGGCTTCCGCCTGCGGGTAGTCGGGCATGCGCCGATTGTGTCGCACATTTTCGCATAGTCCAAACTCCCTGGTCGGCGGTCTCGTATCCCGTGGCCTGCTGGGTCGCATACTTTCGCATACTATCGCATAGTGTGTTGCCCTGCAACGAGGTCACGGCAATGCAACACCGCAAGATCAACCTTGCGAAAGTATGCGAAACCGCATACGGTGATCGCCATGCCGAAAGTCAACGGACCCCTCCTCCGGCGCACCCGCCGGATGCGTGGCGAATCGGTCGAGGACGTCGCCCCGAAGGTGGGTCTGGCGCCCGGCAGCCTCCGCAACATCGAGAACATGCGCGGCGCCGCCGGCGACCTCGTCATCGCCAAGCTCGCCGAGCACTACCAGATCGACGAGGACGCCATCCGCACGCTGCCCGCACCGGTCGAGGTCAAGAAGGCCGTGAAGACCACCGCCCGCCCCGTGCTCAAGGCGCGTGTCGCATGAGCGCCCCCGAGACCGCCGACGAGCCGAGCGGCGCGACCAGCCACCCGACCGGAGGCGCAGGTACCGGCCCGAAGCGCGACGCCGACCAGGTCGAGAAGCGTGCGCTGACGGCGCACGACGCGGCCGAGGCGCTGAGTATCCCGTACCGGACGCTCATGGCCGCGATCCACAAGAACCAGATCGGCGCCGTGAAGATCGGCCGCTACTACCAGGTTCCGGTCGCCGAGATCGAGCGGTTGCTCGCGTCCGCGGTCAAGACGACCGCTGCCTGATTCCCGAGTACCCCAGCAAAAGAGTGGCCCGGTGCGGGAACACCGGGCCCTGATCAAGAGGAGTGGCCCCTCATGACCGTCGACATCATCGCATCCAGAGGACTCGGACGCGACACCTCATCCGGCGCGACGCCGATCGTGGTGCTCGGCCGCCCGCACCAGCGCCGCGCCGCCGCGCCGCGGTTCGAGCCGCTGCTGACCGTGCTGTCGCTGCTGCTGTTCTCCCGGCTCCGCGGCCGCGGTCGGCACGCCGGGACGCGGGTGACCGCGTCCGCGTCGGGCCCGGTGCGCCGCTTCTTGAAGGAGTGGTGGCCGTACCTGGTGGTGCTGGTCGCGTTCGCCGCGCTGACGGTCGGCGGTCTCGTGGTGCTGTCGGCGCAGGTGCCCCGATGAGCACCCGCGAGTCTCTCGCCGATCTGATCGTCTCGGCACGGTATGGCGCGCCGCTGCATCCAGTCGACGCGGCCTGCGATCGGTGCCGGGACGCGCGCGCCGCCGCCGACGCCATCCTCGCTGCTGGCTGGACGCCGCCGCCCCGGGTCTTCCTGGAGGGCGACGAGATCCCCTGTCACCTGCCGGTGATCGATAACCACGGCGAGGTCCGCGATGACTTCCAGGAGTTCGACGAGGGCGACGGCGAGGTTTACACCGCGAACTACGACGTCGTCGAGATGAACATCGACTACGACGGCGCCGTCGCCCGCGAGCGTGCTCGACGGGAGCGGCAGTCGTGAGCGCGCCGGTGATGGCGCGGCCGGACGAGCTCGCCGAGATGCTGGCCTACTGGCGGACCCGCGTCGGCCGGGACCCGTACACCGGATCGCTGCTCCCCGCGGTGGAGCGCGGGCTGCTGCCGGTGGTCCGGCCGCGCGGTGACCACATGCCGACGCAGCCGGTACTGCGCGTCGTCGAGCCGCGGTTCCCGCGGCTGGCCGCCGTCGCCCGCTGGGTCACCACCGTGGGTGCGATCGGTGTCGCGGCGGGCTGCCTCGGTGCGGCCGCCGTGCTCACCGCCGGGATGCAAGCGGGGGTGCTGCGGTGAACGACCTCCTCACGATTCAGACGATCCTCCAGCACCACGCCGACAACGGCGCCGTCCCGCCGCGCATCAGCGGGGTCACGGTGTCCGGCTCGCCGACGATCCGGCTCCGCGACGACGACGTCGCGGCGTTCCGTGCGTGGGTGACGAGCCTGTCGTCCGCTTCGCCCGTGCACGGCGAGGTCGGCCAGAACCGCGCGGTGCTGTCGTGCACCGGGCTGATCAGCTGCGGCCGCCGTGTCTCGGTGGTCGTCGACGTCCGGGCGGATCTGCTCCGCCGCAACGAACTCGCCGGGTTCATCTCGGCGCACGAACTGGCGCGCCTCGCGCCGATGGTGGTGACCCGCTGATGTCCAAGACCCGTCGCGACTACGGCCCGAAGGGCTGCGCCGAGAAGGTCGCCTTCACCGGCGTGCTCGCCGTCCTGCTCCTCACGATCACCCGAAAGGGCGGCAAACGATGACCGAGTTCCTGCCCGGCGAGAAGATCGTCGGCCCCAGCCTCATGCACGAGGACCGCCGCGAGGTGAGCGGTGCGTTCGTCCGGAAGTTCGGTGGTGTGAAGGGGTTCCTCGTCGACCTTCCGAACGGTGGCCGTGACGTCATCGACGCGACCGAGGCCCGCTACCTGAACCCGCGCATGTCCGACTCGCTCCGCGACCTCGCCGACGCCATCGACAAGAACGCCCGGCTGACCGAGTGGTTCAGCTTCACGTCCTTCGGGCGCCACCTCGCCGGAGCCGAAGCCGCGCAGCTCGACGAGTTCGCGGAGATGTTCGGCGTCCAGGTCGAGTCGCGTGTGCACGGACCTGCGTCCATAGAGCCCGGCGCGCAATACACCACTGTGACGGCCGACCTGGGCCCGATCGAACTGCGCTTGCAGGCGCACACCGCCGACTACGAGAAGGCGAAGCTCGCCGCAATCGGACCGATCCCGCCGGAGCAGCTCGACGAGGCGAAGCGGGTGTCGGACTGGAACGCCGAGCAGGCTGGCGGTGAGAGCTGATGGCCACCGGATTCCGTGTCACGGTCGAAGACCTGGAGACCGGCGACAAGCAAACGAAGATCGTGCAGGCGGGCGACTACATGCTGATCCCGTTCGAGCCGTGCTATCTCGCCGGAGCGCAGCAGTACTTCAGCACAGGCACCGTCGTACTGACGATCAAGGGCCACAACCCGCAGGACGGTGGTTAGTGATGCGGGCGTCGCGGACGGTCGTGCTGGCCATCGACCCGGACGTCATGCCGGACGTCCAGAAGCGACTCGCCGAAGGCGGGATGGGGCTCAGCAACCCGATTGGCGGCAAGGAGTCGATGCGGGTGCACCAGCTCGGCGCGGCCCGGCTGGTGCCGCCGGAGATGCAGCAGGGCACGCCGGAAGAGATCGCCGAGCGGATGGGGTTGACGCGCCGGACGCTGCAGTTGCTGCAGCTGATCTCGTGCGGGTTGCCGACGAAGGAGATCGGGGCTCGGCTGGGGATCGGGGAGATGACGGTGAAGACGCACGCGGCGCGCCTGTACCGGAAGCTGGGTGTGAAGGGCGGCGCACCGGAGGCGGTCGCAGTGGGGTACCGGACTGGGCTGCTGACGGGCGGTGAGTCGTGAGCGACCGTACGGGCATCGAGTGGACGGACGCGACGTGGAATCCCGTCACGGGCTGCACGAAGGTGTCGTCGGGCTGTGACCACTGCTACGCCGAGACGTTCGCGGAGCGGTGGCGCGGCACGCCCGGTCACTACTTCGAGCGCGGGTTCGACGTGCAGCTGCGTCCCGAGAAGCTGGCCTTGCCGCTGTCGTGGCGGAAGCCGCGCCGTGTGTTCGTCAACAGCATGTCGGACCTGTTCCACGACGACGTGCCGGACGAGTACATCGCCCGCGTCTTCGGCGTGATGGCTCTGGCCGGGCGCCACACGTTCCAGTTGCTGACCAAGCGGCACGCCCGGATGCGCTCGCTTCTGTCCGACCCGGACCGCCTTCGCCCGCTGGATGCGACGTTGAGGCACTGGATTCGCGACGGGTTGTGGCCGTTGCCGAACGTGTGGCTCGGCGTGTCCACCGAGAACCAGCAGTGGGCGGACATCCGGATTCCGGCGCTGCTCGACACCCCGGCGGCGGTGCGGTGGATCTCCGCCGAGCCGCTGCTCGGACCGATCGAAGTTCGGCGGTACCTCTCCGGCCGACTCGCCGACTGGGAGGCTGAACTGCTCGGCGCCGAAGCCGGTGCGACGACCACAGATGGCATCGACTGGGTGGTCGCCGGCGGCGAGTCCGGCAACGGGGCCCGCCCGATGCACCCGTCCTGGGCGCGGTCCCTCCGCGATCAGTGCGCCGACGCGGGCGTGCCGTTCCTCTTCAAGCAGTGGGGCTCGTGGTGCCCGCCGCACCCCGACTTCGGTCAGTCCGCCTTCGGCTACGTCACCAATGAAGACGCCTGCCAGATCATCTCGATGTCTGGTGAGTACCTCGGCCGCCCGTGGCCTGGCTGGAAGGTCCAGGACGGCAGCCGTGACGCGCACGCAATGCGGCGGTACGCGAAGAGTTCCGCCGGGCGTGTGCTCGATGGCCGCACGCACGACGAGTATCCGGCGGTGACGGCGTGACCGTCGACCGGCGGTGGAAATCCGCCGTGACCACCGCGCAGCCGCTCAACGTCGTCGCCGACCACTGCTGCCCGCAGTGCTTCCGACCGGGCGCGATGACGGTGTGGGTCTCCTGCGTCGAGTGGCCGTGCGGGCACACGCGGGCTCTGCCGCCGCTGCCCTCGCAGCTTGGCGCGCCTGGGCGAAAGGCCGCGCGGTGACGGGCCCGGAGTGGCTGGTCGCCGTCGCCGTCGCCGCGCTCGTCGTTCTCGCCGTCGTCGTGCTCGTCGACAAGCGCCGCCCGCTCCGCCACCTCGACGACCAGCCTCCCGTCGACCCCGGGCCGTGGCTCGGCGACGGAGACCTGGACCGCCTCACCGACGAACGCATCGCCGCCGAAACCCGGCTCCACCGGAGGCTCCTGTGACCCAACCCGAAGCCGCACCCACGCCCGCCATCAACGTGACGTTCGAGACCGCGGTCGCCCGGTCGCTGGCCGGCCAGGACGTCGGCCGCGACCTCACCCGCCTGGAACAGGCCGCCGTCGCCAAGCAGCTCGCCGCGAAGAACTTCACCCACCGTGCGATCGCGCTGCACCTCGGCGTCCACGAAGGCACCGTCCACCGGCTCATCCACGGCCGACCCGCCAAGAAAACCGGTGGCGCGTGACCATCACCGAGTTTCCCGACGTAGAGCAGGGCTCCGATGCCTGGCTCGCGCAGCGGCGCGGAATCGTCACCGCATCGGTCGTCGGACAGCTCGTCACTCCGAAAACCAAGCAGACCGCAGCCAACGACAAGTCCCGCGCGATCGTCGCGCAGCTCGTCGCCGAACGCATCACCGGCTACACCGACCCCACCTACATCAGCGACGACATGCTGCGCGGCGCCGAGGATGAGGCCCGTGCCCGCGACCTCTACGCCGAGGTCTACAAGCGACACGTCCGCGAAGTCGGATTCGTTCTGCGCAAGGAGCAGACCTGGCAACTCGGCTACTCGCCCGACGGACTCGTCGACGGGGAAGGCTTGATCGAGATAAAGGCGCCGCGAGCTAAGGGGCACCTGTCCACGATCCTCGCGGGCGAGGTACCCGCTGAGCACATGGCGCAGTGTCAGGCCGGGCTGCTCGTCACCGGCCGGGCATGGCTCGACTTCATCAGCTACTCCGGCGGGATGCCGATGTGGCACAAGCGCGTTTTCCCGGATCCGGTGTGGCAGGAAGCGATCATCTGCGCCGTTGAGCAGTTCGAGATCACCGCCGCGGAGATGGTCGCCGAGTACACGGCCCTCACCGAAGGGCTGCCGCCCACCAAACGCCTCGTCTACCAGGACATGGTGATCTGAATGGACCTTTCCGAGACCATCGCCCCGACCAGTGACCAGCTCGACGCGGTCGACCTGCTCGGGGGACCGCGGACCTTCACCATCGAGAAGGTCTCCGCGGGCAATGCCGAGCAGCCGGTGAACATCAAGCTCGCCGAGTTCCCGCGGGTGTGGCGCCCGGGGAAGTCGATGCGGCGTGTGCTCGTCGCGTGCTGGGGTCCGGACGCGTCGACGTACGTCGGCCGGAGGGTCACGTTGTTCTGTGATACGTCGGTGCGTTTCGGTGGGCAGGAGGTCGGCGGCACCCGGATCAGCCACCTCAGCCACATCGAGAAGTCGCAGAAGGTGGCGCTCCTCGTCACGCGCGGGAAGTCCGCGATGTACGTCGTGCAGCCGCTCGTCGAGGCGCCAGCAGCGGGGGACAAGGCCGCAGAGCCGCGGGCGACGCAGGCGCAGCTGACGCGGATAGGGGAGCAGCTCGGCGAAGTCGGTGTGACGAAGCGGGAGGACATTCTCCCGACCGTCAGCACGCTGCTCGGTCGTCCGCTGGTGTCCTCTGCGGAACTGACGAAGGCCGACGCCGAATGGCTGGTTGGTCAGCTCAACAGCGTTCTGGCGGAGCAGGAACCGGCGCAGGCGTTCGACGCGTGGGTGTCGGAGATGCGGATAGCGGCTCAACAGAGCGGTGGTGGTGAGTCGTGAACGCGCAGGAGCACGTCCGGGCGGCCGACGCGTGGCTGGCCCGCGCCGAGCAGGCGTGGTCGGCGTTCGATCAGGACACCGAGCCGCGGGACATCAGCAAGCTGCGGAAGGCGGAGGTCGCGACCGGGCTGTCCCGGGCGCACGCCGCGCTGGCGTCGCTGCTCGACCGGTCCACCTCGACCGGCCTGTCCGGAACGGTCGAGCACCGCGCGCCGAACGGCCGCTCGATCCCGGTGTCGCCCGCATCCCGAGACGGTCGGCACTGACCGTGGCCGGGCGGGCTGGCTCACCCCGCCAACCCCCGAGGCCCGCCCGGCCACACCCCAACGACTATGAGAGGAGGTCCCGATGACGGCACCCACACCGACAGCCCGCGAGACGGAGATCCTCCGCGCGATCCACGCCGGACGCACGATGGACGAGATCCTCGACTTCGGCGCCTGGACCCTCACCGACGTGACCCGCACCATCCGCAGGTTCAACCTGCGAGTCGGCGACAACGGCCGAATCGACCGGGCTGGCGACGAAGTAGACACCGTCATCGCGCTCGCCTTGAAATCGCCGTCGCAGCTTGTCCGGAACCAGGCGCTGCGCGCGCAGGGATTGCTCCGCGAGCTACGGAACCACCTCGCCGTCGCGGAGGCCGAGCGCAGCGATGAGGTCGCGCGGCAGCGTGCCCGCCAGTCGGTCAACGAGTGGATGGCGTGGCTCGTCCAGGCGCGGAACGAGGCGCGGCTGGAGCTGCGGAAGCTGAACCCGAACGCGAAGCGGCGGACGCGGGAAGGGACGGCGTCGAGTGGCACGTAGTGAGGCCCGTCTGCTGTTCACGGTCTGGGAAGGACTCTCGGACCTGCGCAGCGACGCCGCGAGGCTGGCTTACTTCGCGGTGCTGACGGACCCCAGCCTGACGCAGTGCGGCGCTGGCCCACTGCGCGTGTCCCGATGGAAGAAGCAGCTCCGCTGGAACGACGCCGACAAGATGCGCACGGCACTGTCCGAACTGGACGAACACCGCAAGATCTTCATCGACTACGACACCGAAGAAGTGCTCGTCCGGACGCTCGTGCGGCGCGACGGCGTCGCGAAGATGCCGAACGTGCTGCGGTCTGCGCTGAAGTCCGCGGTGCTGATCGAGTCGCACCGGCTGCGGAAGGAACTCGCGGTCGAGCTGCGGACGCTGCACGACGAGCGCGCCGACGAGGCGGAGGGGCTGCTGCGGACGGTCCTCGACGAGTGCCTGGTCGTGGCGGACGAGCTGGAAGGCGTGCAGCGGCCGCGCCCGGTCGCCGAACCGGAGCGCGAACCGGACGTCGTTGAGGAGGCCGGGGAGGTCCCGCCGCCAGAACGGTGCCCGAAGCACCTGGAGAAGGCGACCGGCCGGCCGTGTCGGGCGTGCGGGGCTGCGAAGGACAAGGCGCGGGAGTGGCACGCGGCGCGGCTGCGGGAGAAGGACGACGCGAACGCCGCGGATGCGCGGGCGCGCGCTGCGGTGCGGAAGAAGGCGATCGCGGAGTGCGGAGCGTGCGATGACCGGGGCTACGTGGGGACGTCGTTGTGTGATCACCAGCCGCGCGCGTTGATCAAGAGGAGGGCGCCATCGTGAGCAATCCAAAGCGGGTCCAGCGACAGCGCACCAAGGGCTGGCAGATGCCGGACGGCGCGGTGTACGTCGGGCGCCCCTCGCGTTGGGGTAACCCGATCAACCTCTCCGACGTCGCCGACCAGTTCCCCAGCCTCGACGACACGCAGGTCGCGCGGATGGTCGTCCGCGACTTCCAGAGCCTCGCCGTACGCGGTGAGCTGTCTTACCCGAACTGGCGATTCGCTGGTGGCAGCCGCGGGCCGGTGTCCTGGACGTACCCGACGGTTGCTGAGATCCGCGCCGATCTGTCCGGCAAGGACTTGGCGTGCTGGTGCCCACTCGACCAGCCGTGCCACGCCGACGTGTTGCTGGAGATCGCGAACGGGGGTGTGCCGTGATCCAGCACGACCGGACGGGCGAGCCGATCGAGGACGAGTCGGAGTCGGTGGATGCCCCGTTCCACGACCCGCGCTGTAACGGCGGATGGATCGACCCGGACGCGGACAACCCGAAGCCCTGCTACGTGTGCCGCCCTGGCCTGCGTCCGGAAGTACTGCGGCGCAAGGCGTACCTCGACGACCCGGTGCCGGATCCGTGAACACGAGACGAAACCTGGAGACCTCATGACCGACCACCCCGAGTACGCGACTTGCCTCGGCTGCACCCAGGGCGTCCGCATCGACAAGAACGGCCGCACCCGCAAGCACTCCCGGAAAGTCGCCTTCGGCTACGGTCTCGGCACTGTCGAGTGCGTCGGTTCGTACCGGCCGTACGCCGAAGCCAGCCGCGTCGAATGGGACGCGCAGCGCGGCGAGTTCGTCGACATGCCGATCCAAGTGGCTGCGACGCAACACTTCCTGGACGGCAGCGAGCCGGTCGACTCGTACGTCGAGGTCCACTGCTGGCCCACCGCCAAGGCCGGGCACCAGGTGTTCGAGGCGAAGGGCATGAAGCTGCACCTCTACCCGGAGGACGAGGCGAAGTCGTTCCGCGTGGTGCTGATGGACGCCGAGGGTGGCCACGTGCGGGAGGCGACGAAGCCGAACGACGGTTCGGTCAACGGTCTCGTCCTGAACTGGATGGAGCAGCTCGCCCCGACCGGAGCGACCGCGTGAGCGCCCGGGACGCGCGGTACACCGCCGAGGCCGCGAAAACCTGCTGGGTCGACTGGCTCCCCGGCGACGGCACCGCCTACCGCGTCTACGCCCCCGTCATCGCCGGAGGCCCCGACCGATCCGACCGCGTCCTCCTCGTCAACTGCGTCGGCCGCACCGTCGGGTTCCAGTTCTCCCTGACCGAGTACCGGCACCAGCAGCTCGGCCGCTGGACGAAGACGAAGGCGCGCGAGGAGAACATCCCGGAGTGGGCGTGGCGCGCGGCTGAGCCGCTGCTCGCCGCGTACGGCGTCACCGAGCGGTCGCTGCTGAAGTCGGGGATGGACGTGATCCGGCAGGCCGGACGGCCTGCGGCCGCGGTGGATACGTCGGCGGTGGCCGCTGCGGGTGTGCCGCTGCGGACTGTCGAGCTTCCCGGCGGCGAGTCGTGACCGCCGGGGCCCGGGTCGGTCGGGCCGTCGCGCACGGCTTGGCCGTCCTTCTCGGCGAGCCCTGGCGGGCCTGCGCCGCCTGTGGCAGCTGGTTCGGCGGCCACGAGAAGCCGCGCACCGAGCACCTCGAAACGATTCCCGGCGGCGAGGACGACCACCGTCTGCTGTGCCCGTCCTGTGTGGACTCCGGGGTCGGGTGCCGGGCGCACGCCGTCACCGAGCGTCCGTTCCACCACGACGGCTGTGAGTACGTCACCGACGAGGTGTGGCCGGCCGACGACACCGACACAGTGCCGGGACGCTCCGGCCCGTACCTCCTCGTCGCGTCCGGTCGCGAACGTCCTCCGCTCCTGCCGCTCCTGTGTCCCCGTACCCGAGAGGAACCGATTCGTCCGATGGAGATCAGGTTGTTGCCCGAACCGGCCGTGGTCGAGAAGCTCGCGACCCGTGCCGCGCAGCGGCGGATCCGCGCCGCCGGTGAGCGCGCGCGGACGCTGGCGGCGCATCGGGACATGATGGCCGCGATCCCCGAGGCGGACAGCAACGCGGCGCTGTTGGCGTTGTTGCGGGAGCACGCGCCGGTGGTGGATCCGGATTCGCCGGATCGCCTGATGTGCAAAGGGTGTCAGCCGTCGGAGCCGTTCACGGCGGAGGGGTCGTATCCGGCGCGGTTCGTGGATGCGCCGTGTCCGACGTGGACGACGATCCACGCCCACTTCGAGACGAGAACAGCATGAGCGAGGCGCGCGCGGCGATCGAGCGGTACGAGGGCGAGACCGCGATGAAGGTTGGCGCGATCCCGATCAACCGTCTGGAGCAGGCTCCGAAGGCGTTCGCTGCCTTGCGCGCGGTGCTCGCGGAACACGCGGACACCGGCGACTGGTGCAGCTGCGACTTGCGATACCCGTGCCCGACCGTCCGCGCCATCACCACTGCACTGGAGGCGCAATGATCGCTGATGAGCACTACGAGACCGCGCTCCGCCGCTGGAACGCCGCCCACCGACGCCGCGACCCCATCACCGGCAACCTCGTGCCGCTGACCGGCGCCGACCGCGTCGAGATCGAGACGGCCGCCGCCCGACTCCGCGCCGCCGCCAACCCCGCACCCGAACTCGACGAACGCTGCGAGGTGATGGAGATTCCGAAGGCGTCGTGCGCGCACTGCCGACCTGCGCCTGCCCGCCCCGCGTTCGTCGACGGGAAGCCGCGGATCATCACCGCCTCGTACCCCGGCCAGTGCGCCGGCTGCCACAAGCCGTACCAGCCCGGCGCCACGATCGAACGTCTCGAAGGCGGCGGCTTCGCTGGCCCGTGCTGCGTGAACAAGACCTGAAGGGCACCACCATGACGACCACGAAACCGAACACCGACACTGGCCGCGAGCGCCTCGTCGAGCTGCTGCTCGACAAGAACCCGCTGTCGTCCGTCGGCGAGATCGAGGCGACCGCTGACGCGATCCTCGCCGCGGGCTGGCGGCCACCGCTACCCGAGCTGCGCACGGTGCCGTCGCCGTGGGACGCCTACCGGCAGGCGTACGAAGCGTTCCAGCGGGAGAACCCGAGCTGGCGGGCGCACTTCACGATGCACCACATGCATGCCCTGGACGCGGCTCTCCGGGCGTTCGAGGTGTTCGACGACGGGAAGTGCCAGGCGTGCGGGCGGACGTATCCGGAGACCGGCGAAGACGTGATCGTCCACTTCGAAGGCCGCCCGGTCGTGGGCCGCCGGATCTCGGTGCAGCAGGGCTGGGATGGGGACCAGTTCGTCGAGCTGCCGCGCGACTTCGCCGTGCCCGCGTCACCGCCCGCCACGGTCGAGGTCGACGACGAAGCCGACGCCTGGTACGTGCGGATCCTCGACGAGCCCGTGCACCACACCACGGAGAGCGCACCGGTCAACCTGGACTGGACCCGCGACGGCCGCCTGGTCGGCGTCGAGCTGCTCGGCCCGCTGCGTCGCCAGTCCTCGCCGCTGCCCGACAGCGAGACCGAGTGGGGCTACCGGATCCCGGACGGATTCGTGTCGCTCGAACCGAGCGAGGCGATGGCGCGCCGGTGGGTCGACATGGCGTTCCCCGGCCAGCGGGTCCTCGTCCGTCGTGAGGTGGGCCCGTGGATCGAGGTGCAGTCGTGACCGAGGACCCCCGCATCAGCGAGATCCGCGCCATCGCGGGCGAGTGGCGGAACGCTGGCTTGACCGACTTGGACGCCATGCGCCGCGTCTGCGCCATCCTCGACCGCCCGGCGCCCGCGCCTCGGGTCTGGTTCCCGGGCGACACCGTGCCCGCCGGTGTGGTGGTAGTTATCCCGCACGCCAACGACGGCTACTCCTGCTACTTCGGGCCGCTTCACATCGGACCGTCCGACGGATACGCGATCGAACTACCGATCCCGACAGCAGCTGGGCGGCAGGCCGCTGTTGACCTGGCCCGCGCCGAGCGCGAGGAGGCTGACCGTGGTTGAGGACGCTGCCGGCGCCGTGCGCCGCTACCCCGGCGAGTGCCAGAACCCGGGCTGTACCCGCGAAGACGGCGTGTGCATCGGCTACCACTGCCCTAGCTGCGGTAAGCCGACCACCAGCATGGGCCACCCGGAATGCGCCCCTGCGGCGTCGCCGACGTCGCAGACGGAGAAGAACCTGCAGGACGCCGTGACCACGCTGCGACGCCGGATCAACGCCGCGCTCGCGCTTCACGCGCGGGACGACGACGGGGACTGCCGCGAGTGCGGAGTGGACGCGTACGGCGAGGCGATCGCTTGGCCGTGCGCCACCGTCGCCGCGCTGCAGGGCGACCAGCCCGCCGACGTGATCCAGGTCCGCGGTGAGGTCGACGGGCGCGCGATGCCCTCCGGGGAGGTGGACCGTGGCTGAGACGACGTGCAAGCGCGACCACTGGATCGGCACTCCCACCGTCGCAGCCGGACCTGACCAGCAGGCCAACGCCTACGTCTACCGTGACGGCCGCCGCGCCTGCCTCCGCTGCACCCGAGCCCAATGGCGCCGCCAGTGGCAGCGCAAGACCGAAAGGCGTGCCGCATGACAGACCAGCCGATGACCCGAGACGAACTGATCGAGAAAGCCGCGCAGGTGATCTGCGATGCGTTCGAGGTGTACGCACCGGTGCCCGCTGTGCTGCGGACGGAGGCGCCGAACATCGCCCGCGCGCTCGCGGAGGAGTCGCTGCTCGCCAATCCCGAGCAGCGCGACACGGCTGCTGTCCTCGCCCGGGTCCGTGCGGCACTCGGCACGCCGGACGGCCGCGCGGTGTCCGTCCACGCCGCCGAAGTCCGCGCGGAGCGAGACAATCTGATCGCCGTCCGGGACGAACTTGCCCGACAGCGCGACGACCACCGTGCTGAGCGGGAAGCGCTGCAAGCCCGGATCGACGCGGCGCTCGCCCGACTCAAGGAAGCCGACGAGCTGAGCGCCGAGTGGCCGCCGTCGCTGAAAGACTGGACAGCCTTCAACTCGAAGCTCATCCACGTCCGCGACGCGCTGCAGGGCGACCAGCCCACCGAGCCGCCGCCGTGCGTCTGCAAGCCCGACTGCTGCATCGGCGAAGGCGACCCGCCGAACCGGTGCGAGCACTGCGCCACGATCGACGGCGAGCTGCCCTGCCCGATCGCCGACGCCGAGCCGGACGTGACGCCGCCCAACCCGTCCAGCCGCACGGAAGGCGTAGACCAGTGACCCGCTCCCGCGCCTCCGCCAGGACCCAAGGCACCCGCTTCGAAACCAGCATCGCCCGCTACCTCGCCGAACACGTCGACGACCGCATCGAACGCCGCGCCCGCACAGGCGGCAAAGACCGCGGTGACATCAGCGGCGTCCGCGCTTCCGGCGGCGGCCGCGTCGTCCTCGAGTGCAAGAACGTCGCCCGCACCAACCTCGCCGGCTGGGTGGGGGAGGCGGACGTCGAGCGCGGCAACGACGACGCCGTCGCCGGACTCGTCATCCACAAACGACTCGGCACCACCGACCCGGCACGCCAGTACGTCACCTGCACCGTCGCCGACCTCATCGCGCTGCTCACCGGCGCCCGGCCACTGGAGGACCGTTGACCACGTCGAATCGTCCGCACGGGCGCGCGAAGTACGTCGTCGAGAAATGCAAGTGCGAGGTCTGCCGAACGGATGCCCGCGCGTACGAGCGGAACCGGCGTCGGCAACGTGCCTACGGCCGGGCTGCGTACGTGGACGCTGAACCTGCCCGCCAGCACGTCCGTGCGCTACAGGCTGCGGGCATCGGCTGGAAGCGGGTAGCGAAGTTGGCCGGCCTTGATCACAGCGTGCTGTTCAAGCTGCTCTACGGTGACCAGAAACGGTTCGGACGTCCGTCGAAGCGGATTCGTCCGGCGACCGAGGCGAAGATCCTGTCTGTCAGGGCCGACTTGGACAACTTCGGTAGTAAGGCACTTGTCGACGCCACCGGTGCACGTCGCCGCCTGCAGGCGCTTGTCGCGATCGGCTGGTCGCAGTCGAAGCTCGGTGCCCGCCTTGGCATCACGCCTAACAACTTCACGGCCACCATGAAGTACGACAGACTCCGCGTCGACACCGTTCGAGCCGTCCGCGCGCTGTACGAGGAGCTGTGGGATAAGCCTCCCATTGCCACGACCCATCGGGAAAAGATCGCGTTCTCGCGGTCGGTGCGGACCGCGGCGCAGCGAGGTTGGGCGCCGCCGATGGCGTGGGACGATGACACCATCGACGACCCGGCGGCGCAGCCGGAAGGCATCGACACGCAGAAGCGGCGCGGCAAGCTTCCGCCGCCCGAGGAGTTGCTGTATCTCGCCGAGACCGAAACCCCACACGCCATCGCGAGACGCTTCGGCTTGTCCGTCGCGTACGTCGAGAAGCACTTGACGCGTGCTCGGACGGCCGCTGCATGAGCTACCTGGCCGACAACCCGCGCGACAAGACCATGCTCGGCATCGAGTCCGTCGTCGAGTGGATCGAAGCACGGCAACGGCCCTTCACCACCCACGAAGCGTTCCACGGTGCACAGCTCAACGCCGACCAGCGCTGGGAGTATCCGGACCCCTCGTTCTCGACGACCTACCGGACCATCCGCGAACTTGAGCGGCACGGCCTCGTCGTGCGCGTGACGAAGCGGGGAGCGAAGCCGGCACGCTGGATCGCGATCGACCACCAGGAGGAACTGTGACGACGAACGAGTGTGTGCTCGGCTGTGGTCGGCCCACCGAAACTCGGCTCTGCCACATCGACCTGAAGAACCTCCTCGACGACCTCCGCGAGATCGAAGCCTTGCTGCCCGATCTGGACGTCGCGGTCACTCGGCAGGCGAAGATCGGCGGCTCCGGCAGCATCGGGTTCGTGTCCGGCAGCAGCGAGCAGCGGATCCCGGTGCACCTCGGCGCCGCCGCCGTGGTGGCGGAACTGCGGGACAAGCTCGCCCTGTGGGTGCACACCCTGTGGGAGTTGAACGCGCCGCGCTGGCACCGATGCACCGCGTGCGGTACCGAGGACCGCAGCGGCAGGGGCGCCGACTGTCGGTCGGGCTGCCCGACCGAGTGGGAGACGCACGTGGACCCGCTCGACGTGGCAGTCCACCCGCTGCCGCTGTCGAAGTGGCTGCTGCGGCACCCGTCCTGGATGTCCAGCAACGACGACGCGGCGGGCCTGTTCGACGACATCACCGCCGCGGTCCGGCACGCGAAGCGCGTCGTCTACGGCCCGGCTGACCGCATCTACTTGGGTGTGTGCTCGGCCCCGGTCCCCGTTCCTGTCGGCGACGATGGGGACACGGTGATCCAAGAGTGCCCGCACCTGCTGTACGGGGCGAAGGACCGCGCCGTGGTGGTGTGCCCAGAGTGCGGCTGGGAGTCTGATGCGGAGCCGCGGCGACGGTGGATGCTGCGCCGCATGGAGGACCAGTTGCTCACCGCGACCGAGCTGTCGCGGGCGCTGCCGTCCTACCTGGACCAGCCGTTGACGGCCAGCATGGTCCGCGGCTACGCGGCGCGCGGTCGGCTGGTGGCGCACGGCACGGCGGACGCCGAGCCGGAGGACGGTGCGGCGGAGGGCGTGCTGGTGGTGGCCGGGCGCCGGCGGGCGCCGCGGTACCGGGTGGGGGACGTGCTGGACGTGCTGGCCGACGTCGCCGCCCGGGAGGCGTCGTGACGGCGCCGGACGTCTGGTCGATCACGATGACTCCGGAGCTTGCTGCGGAGGTCCGCCGCTACCGCGTCGACCAGGAGCTGTCCTGGCGCGGCGTCGCGGCCGCCGTCAGCGAAGCTCACTGCGACGAGAAGTCCGACAACCAGATCGCCGGGCGAGAGCTGTGCGTGATCGCCGCGGCGCTGCTCGGCGAGAACCCGAATGCCGATCCCTGGAACTGAGGGAGGATGAGCACAGGAAGCCGCGCAGCGGCAGGCATGACGGAGTGGCCCCCGGCAGTACGCCGGGGGCCACCGTGCTCATCGGCAGATGCAGTCCGCCCACTTCCGCTTGCACAGCGGGCAGTGCGTGATCGGCTGGTCCATCCTTCCTCCCTTCGACTTCGCTCAGCTGAGGACGCGCGGCAGGTGCACGTCCCGGTGGTCGACGTCCACCTCCACCCCGACGGACGTCAGGCGCTTCGCCAGCAGCTCCACGAGCGCAGGCGCGCGGTGCCGTCCACCGGCGCAGCCGATGGCGACGGTGAGTTCGTCGTCGCCCGCGCCGAGGCAGTAGGCGCCCAGGTTGACCAGGAGCGCCTCGGCGCCGGGGGTGGAGGTGACGATGGCCTGGACGGCGGGGTCGAAGCCGTCGGAGTCGAGCAGATGCTGGCTCATGCGGGCGGGGTCGCGGAGTCGGGTGCGGACGTCTTCGATGCGGTCGGCGCGCGGCGCGGGGCCGTGGAGGTGGCCGAAGCTGACAAGCTTGATCATGGATGTCTCCCCTCAGGTGTTGTGCCCCCCGGCCGGAGCCGGGGGGCACGGGCGGTCAGAGGCAGATCGGGCAGCCGTGGCCGTCGGCCGGGTAGTACGGGTGTCGCTGGCAGCGGGGGCCGGGCACGGTGGCCAGCTGGATCTCGACCCCGGCGGCCGCGGCTTCCGCCATCGCGTCGTTGAACAGGTAGCCGGTCGACCGCAGGAACTTCGCCAGCTCGTCGGCGGCCATCTCGTCGTGCCCGTAGTTGACGGCCGCGTTGTGGATCAGGAGTGCGTCGTCGGCGATCTGGCCGTCGGCGAGGGCGGTGGTGAGGCTGGCGATGATGTGCTGGTTCATTAGATCCTCCGTATCGCTTCCCTGTTGCGATACACAGTAGCGCAAGCGAGATGGTGAACGCAAGGGGGTTGCGCTACTCTGTTTCGCATGAGAGAGCTTGACGCGCTCGACGAGGCCACCCAGCGGTACCGCGCGACGAAGGCCGCCCACGAAGAGGCGAAGGCCGATGTCACCAAGGCCGCCGTCGCCGCGCTCAAGGCCGGCCACCGGCCGACCGACGTCACCGAGCGCTCGCCGTTCACCGCCGCCTACGTCCGCCGCCTTGCCCGCGAGGCCGGCATCGAACCGGCCCGTCCCGGCCCCAAGCCCAGCAAGGAGACCCCCGATGCCTGACTACACCCCGACGCCGGACGAGCTGCGCGCGCGAGGGTTCACCGACGCGGAGATCGCGGCGATGGAGCGGGCCAAGGCGGAGGGCGTGCCCTTCCCGCCGCGCGAAACGTTGCACCTGGTGCCGCCGGTGGACCCGTTGATCGCGTTCTTCCGGGCCCGGCTCGACGAGCGCGAGGCGTTGGCGAAGAGGGCGAGTCCTGGACCGTGGCATCTGGACAGCGACCGCTTTCCGGAATCGATCACCGGCGCTGAGGGTGACGACGTCGTGTCAGGCGGACGCTGGGGCGGCGAGGCGCGGGTGTTCGACCGGGACGAGGACGCAGCGCTCATCGTCGCCAACAACCCGCGTGCGGTGCTGGATGATGTGGCGGCGAAGAAGGCGATCCTCGACGACTACGCCCGCTACTGCGCCGACGTCGACAACCCCGCCCGCGAGCTGATCTGCCAGGTCACCCGCGACGTGATCAAGCGACTCGCCACCGTCTACAGCAAGCACCCCGACTACACCGAGGACTTCCGACCATGAGCGACGAAGTCACCCCAGGGCCGATGTGCTCGAAGTGCGGCCAGAAACCGGCTGGGAAGGGCGGCATCCTGTGCCCCGACTGCATGAAGAGAATCAAGGCGCGGAGACTGCCGGAGGTATGACCTTGAACGACGGGGACAGCGAGGGCGGCTACCAACTCGCGCCTCGCCCATGGGTGCAGGACGGCGAGGCGCTCGTGGTGTGGCTGCGTGCGCAGTTCGACGACGACGAGCGGATCGCGCGTGCCTGCGGAGACGTACCGTGGGTTGACGACGTGCCAGGCATGGTTCACGTCGACCCGGCTGCGATCCGAGGCAACAAGTGGGCCTTCGGGCACCTGGGCTACGTCGTTAGTGCTGACCCGAGCGACCTCGGCAACGCCTACCGCGCGCACATCGCCGCCCATGACCCGGCTCGTGTGCTTCGCGAGGTCGCGGCCAGGCGGCGGATCTTGAACGAGTGCCTCAAGGAGATCGAGCGGGAGAACGCCACCGGACGTAGGTATCCCGCCTCAACCGCGTGGGCGCTGGCGGTCACCACAATTCGGCTCTTGGCGCTGCCGTACGCCGACCGGCCGGGCTACCGTGCGGAGAAGTGGAAGCCGTAGTCCCGGCTCAGGGTGTCGTAGGGCCAGCCGGCAGGAAGTCCTGGGTGTCATAGACCGGCCCGTTCAAGTCCCTGCCGTTCGGGCCCGGGTGCATCATCCCCGTGCCCCAGTACGGCACCGCCTCGTCGTCCACGATGTCCCAGTCGGCCTGATCGAGACCCGGTTCGCCGCCGAAGCGAAACCAGCGGTCGCACGCGCCGCGGGTGGCCCAGACCCGCTTCTCTCGGGTGACCTTGTGGCGGGCGACGCAGGGCATAGCGGCCTCCGGTAGAAGGTGGTACCGCACGCCGCCCGGCCGCGCCCGCTACGAGTACGTGGTGTCGTGTCCCGCGCTCGACCGGGCGGCGTGCTCCTTGCTGGCTGTGCGGGACCTTCCCCGTCTCGCTCAGCCGTGGGTCACGCTAGCCCAAACCTTGCAGAATGTCGAACAGGTGTTCTACGGTCGGGTGGGTCGGGCCTGCTGACGCATCCCCGCAGCAGGCCCGACCAGCACAAACGATCAGCAACGAACAGGACACGACCACCACGGCCAGGACATCCCCCGGGTAACACCACGCGTCGAGTATGCGACTCCACCCAGGACCCGAGGGAGCCCACGCCATGACCCAGCACGACACCGACCACACCGCCGTCCCCGCGCCCCGCCGCGGCCCCGTGCTCCGGTACACCGTCATCGGCGCGGCCGTCCTCCTCGTCGCCGGCGGCATCGTCGCGCTCATCGCGCTCCTGTCCGGACCGGCCCCCGTCGACTACAAGATCACCGCAACCGGCACCGGAAACGCCCAGTGGATCACCCCCGACGGCAGCGGCAACCTCGACCTCGCCACCGGTACCGCCACGTACACCGTGCACGCCGGCAAGGTCGCCGTCACCGTCACCTCCACCGCGGCCGACGGCGCCAGCTGCCGCATCGAAGACCCCGACGGCCACGTCGTCGACGAGCAGCAGGCCAAGGGCGGCGCCACCTCGGTCACCTGCTCAACCCCGTAAGTCGAGCATGCGCGAGCTACCCGACGAGATTCTGATCGAACTCGGCCGCCTTGCATGGACGGCGATGAACCTCGAAGAGGCGACCGGCATGGTCTGCTGGTCGCTCCGCGGCGCCGCCGATAACGAACTCGCCCCGATCTCTCAGCGCGTGAACGACGCGATCAAGGTGCTCCGCGGCCGCCCACAGTCGGACGCCCGAGACCACGTCATCGCCTGGCTCGAAGATTCCCGCGACGTCCTCGAAGAGCAACGCAACCAGATCATGCACGCTCGACCCCTGACGATGATCGGCCCGGCCGGCGAGATCGGCGACGCGCTCCTGGGAGTTCTGCCGCGTCCAGGGCGCGGCGGCCGGCCAGACCGGGACTACGACGAGCGTCCACTGACGGCCGAACATCTGCGGGACGCGGCCCGAGCGGTCGCCGCAGTGGAGTCGAGGTGGCGGTACACGGCCGCTCTCGCGGTCAGTCTCCGCTAGCCGATCGGCTAGTTCGGAACCCTTCCCCGAACCCTTCGCGAACCCTTCCCGCACCACTACATGTTGTGGTGCCGAACCCTTCGCGAACACTACGAGAAGGGTTCCCCGAACCCTTCGAAGGATGTCACCCGATTAAGGGATCGGGGAAGGGTTCGCCGAACCCCAGGTGGTAGTGGAAGGGGAAGTGGTTCTCTTACGTCCCTGAGGTGGTTGAGTTTCTGGGTCGCACGCGCGCAGCCGCGCCCACGCCTACGCGCGCGTACACGCCCACGCGAGAGCCACACCCCGACACCCACCCGAGACGATCACCCGAACGACCCAATTGACCACGACCAGCGCGAACGCTACATTCCTTCATGATCGGCGAGTAGTGGGCAACCACACCGCCACCCAGACCCCGGAACACCACCACGTGCCGGGGTCTTCGCATACCCAGGGGCGAACCAGGCGCCCAACGTCCACGCCCCGGACGCCGCAACCAGGGCCGCGCCGACTCCCGCAGCAAGCTCCCATCCACTACGGCGGCCCGGTCAAATGCAGGGCCAGGCCGCCCAATCCGGAGGAACCCGGTGGCCCAGCAGCTACCCCAGCTACCCGCCACCCTCACCGTCCACATCGGAGTCCACGCCCACACACCCGGACCCCACCGTCACGACGACCACGCCTGCGACCACGTCACCTGCGCCCTCTGCGGCACGCCCGGCCTGTCCCTGCTCGGCGTCTGGTGCGACCTCGTCGACGGCTGACCGGAGGTTCACCATGGCCGATGTCCACCACGATGGCTTCCACGCCCGCGACGGCTGGTACTTCCAGCGGCAGGACGACGGATCGGTCAAGATCTCCGCCTCGGTCCAGCGCTGCACCGAGGAGCTGACGATCGACCCGGACACCTGGGCTTCGATCGTCGCCAGCGTCTCCGCGAAGGGTGAGACCTCCGTGCGCTACCAGCAGGCCCGCCAGTTCCACACCGACGCCTGAGTCGTGCCGGTCCACACCTGCACCCGACCCGGCTGCACCGAACGGTCCGAGAACCCCGACCACCGCGGCCCCTGCCAACGCCACGCACGAGCCGACCGACGCCACCGAGCGCGCACCACCCCGACCAAGCGCACCCGCGACTGGACCGAGATCAACCGCCGACGCGCCGCCGTCCGCGCACACCGCGCCCTCTACGGCGACTGGTGCCCCGGCTACCGCACACCCGGCCACGCGAGCACCGACCTCACCGCCGACCACATCGACGAGATCGCCACCGGCGGCCGGCCCGACGGCAAGCTCGCCGTCCTCTGCCGCAGCTGCAACAGCCGCAAAGCACAAGCCGCCACCACCCCGCACCACGCACCACGACCACGCTGACCCGACGCCCCCATCGGAGAACACGCATGGACTTCCACCTCGAGCACAAGCCCGGCAACGCCGACATCATCCGCATCACAGCTCACTGCGACCGCGCCACCCTCGAGCGCTGGCTCCAGGTCCACGGCATGGACACCGACCGATGCCCCGTGCCGACCACGCTCACGATCGAAGACGGCCGCCTCACCTACGAGCAGTTCGTCTTCGACACCGACGGCAAGCCCATCGTCGAGAGCAACGACTTCAAGCGCGAGACCATCACCGTCGAACAGCGCGAACCCTGGCCGCTCGACGTCGGCCAGGCTGACGCGGGCTGAGCGGGCTTGAGAGCCACGCACACCACGCGCCCGGCCACCACACCAACCAGGCGGCACGCGGCCCACAGCGGCGCAGGCAGGCAGCACGGCACAGCCAACACCACGACAGCACCGAGCACCACACAGACGATCAAGCACGAAGATCCACTAAGCAAGATCGGATAGACCCCCTCGACCACCCCGGGGGCAGCCCCCTCCCCCCAGGTCAACCCGCGTTCGCCCCGGGCAAGGGCCAATCGCGCGCGGACGACTTTCCCGACTTCCGAACGGCGGTGATCAAGATGGCGACCGACCACAGCCCCCGCAGCGCTTCCTCGCTGCTGTCCGGCGCCCTCGCCCACCTCGACGTCATCCAGCCGCCGGACCTCCGCGGACCGGTGCGCGACATCCTGCGCGCCGGCATCGAGGTCTGCGTCACGTCGCGGTCGCTGCTGGGCAAGCCGATCCAGCCCGCGCTGGACCTGGCGCAGGCGGTCATGAACGCGGCCGCGTTCCAGGACGACGACACGGTGCTGGGCTGATGCGACCGGCCCCGATCCCCGACGACGCCATCTGGCCGGGCGCACGGCGCATCGTGCTGTCGGCCCCGAACGGTGACCTGACCGACCCGGACGTCGCGCCGGTCGAGATGCTCGCCGACGTGCCGGAGTCGATCGGCGGAATTCGGTACAGCGCGCGGTGCATGCTGGAGCCGGGCGACCTGGAGAAGCTCGCGGGCGGCGGCCACGTGTGGGTGTCGTTCTACGGCGGCGTCCCGCCGTTCTGCGTGGACGTCACGGACAAGGACGGCCGCTGATGGGGAAGCGCGGGATCCCGCCGGCGCCGACCGCGCTGAAGGTGCTGCACGGCGTGAAGCCGTCGCGGATCAACCACAACGAGCCGAAGCCCGACCTCGGCGAGGTCCGGCCGCCACGGCAGCTCGACCCGCGAGCCCAGGAGATCTGGGACCGGCTCGCCCCGGACATGGTCCGCAAGGGCGTGCTGACGCCGTGGGACGTCGACAGCTTCGCGACGTTCTGCTCGATGGTCGTCGTGAACCAGGACGCGGTCGCGGACGTCGAGCGCAACGGCACCAGCATGACCACCGTCGTCCGGGAGCTGGCCAACGGCGAGGTGATCTACGACCTGCGGAAGAACCCAGCGTGGCAGGTCGCCCGCGAGTCGGCGACGTTGATCGTGACGCTCGGCGGCCGCTTCGGGCTGAACCCGTCCGACCGCTCCCAGTTGACCATGGGGGAGGCGTCTCGCGATGCAGACGACGACCTCCTCACCGGTTAGCGTCGACCTCGACGCACGCTGGCGCCCCGACGACGACACGGGCCCGCTGTGCGGCTACACCTTCCGCGGCAAGGCCTGCCCGAAGTCCGGGGCGCACTACTGCGAGCCCCGCGCGGACAAGGTCGTCACGTTCTTCGCCCGGATGCTGGTCCACGTCAAGGGCCCGCTCGTCCGGACGCCGTTCATCCTGCTGGACTGGCAGGAGTTCGAGATCATTCGGCCGCTGTTCGGCGAAGTGCAGTGGTCGGACGAGTGGGGCTGCTACGCACGCCGCTACCGCATCGCGTACATCGTGGTGGCGCGGAAGAACGGCAAGAGCGAGATCGCGGCGGCGATCCAGCTGTACATGCTCGTCGGCGACGACGAGGAGTCCGCCGAGGTGTACTGCGCCGCGCAGGACACCAAGCAGGCCGCCAAGGTGTTCGAGCCCGCGTTGCGGATGGTGCAGCTGTCGAAGAAGCTCTCGGAAGTCGTGCAGCACATCAAGAACGCGCGCCGCCTGGTGTACGAGCGCTCGGGGTCGCACTACGAGATCTTGACCGCGGACGCGAAGGGCGAGCTGGGGCACAACCCGCACGCGTTCAACCTGGACGAGGTGCTGTCGCAGCCGGACGGGTCGATGTGGGAGGCCATGACGACCGCGGCCGGCGCGCGGCTGCAGGAGCTGCTGTACGCGACGACGACCGAGACCGACGACGACAGCAGCTTCGGCGCGGACCTGATCGACGAGGCGGAGAAGACGCAGGAGGACCCGGCGCGGGCGCCGCACGTGTTCGCGTTCGTGCGGAAGCTGCCGCATTCGGACGACGAGCTGGAGCGGCTGCACGCGACGTTCCCAGGGCACCCTCACCTGCCCGTCAGCACGGATCCGTTCGACGAGCGGAACTGGAAGTGGCCGAACCCGGCGCTGGACCAGTTCAAGAGCCGGGACGCGATGCGGCGGCAAGCGCTGGACGCGCGGAACGACCCGGCGAAGGAGAACGGGTTCCGGCAGTTCCAGGCGAACCAGCGGGTGCAGCAGAAGTTCCGGTGGATGCCGATGCACCTCTACCGCGCCAGCGGCGGGGATGCGAACGACATCTGGCTGCGCCCGGACTACCACCGCGAGCGGCTGAAGGGGCGGCCGGCGTGGGCCGGGTTCGACCTCGCGGCCCGCTCGGACCTGACCGCCTGGTGCACGCTGATCCCCGAGGCCGAGTGGATCCACGCGCTGTGGCGGTTCTGGCTGCCGGAGGCGGCGCTGCGGGAGCTGGACAAGAAGAACGACGGCAAGTTCTCCCGCTGGGTGAAGCAGGGCTGGATCGTCGCGACGCCCGGCCCGGTGCTGGACTACGAGCAGGTCTACGAGGACGTCGCGCGCGACGCCGCCGACTTCGACCTGCTGGCCGCGGACTGCGACGTGTGGTCGTCGGCGCCGGTGATCCAGCGGATCGAGACCGACACCGGCCTGTGGGAGATCGAGGCCTACAAGAACGACTTCAGCTCGATGACGCTGGGGATGAACGAGCTCATGGCGCTGGTCAAGACCGGCCGGTTCCTGCACCACGGCAACCCCGTCGCCGAGTTCTGCTTCGACTCCGTCGAGGTCCGCAAGGCGCCGTACAACCCGGACCTGATCCGGCCGGACAAGCCGGAGCGCGGCAAGGTCGGGAAACGGATCGACGGCGTGCCGGCCGCGGCGATGGCGTGCAACGCGATGCTCCGCGCGCCGCTTGAGGATGAAGTACCCGACGAACGTCCGAAGATCGTGATTTCGAGCCGGGGGAGGTCCGCGTGAAGCTGTCCGACCTGTCCCCGAAGGAGTGGTACGACAGGCTCGCCTCGCGGGTCTTCTGGCAGCGCAAGGAAGCGGTGCCGTGGTGGCAGTACATGGACCTCGAGCAGCCGCTCGTGTACGTCGCCCGGATCCTGCTCGAGCAGGACGACCGGTTCCCGCCGCTGCTCGTCCCGTGGCCGGAACTCGTCATCGAGACCTGCATCGAGCGGATGAAGCTCGAGGACTTCCTCCTCGCCGACGAGAACCCCATCGCCGAGCTCGGCCAGTGGTGGACCGCGAACGACATGCCCGAGCAGTCCTCGGAGGCGTGGACCGCGGCCAGCGTCGCCGGGCAGCACTTCTTCATGATCGGCCCGGACGGGCCCGGCGGCATGCCGATGCTGACCGGCGAGTACAACGACCAGGTCGCCGTCGAGCTCGACCCGCGGACCCGGCAGCCGATGGCCGGGCTCAAGCTGTGGGTCGAGGAGGAGAGCGACGGCTCCCGCACAACCTACGGCGCGCTGTACCTGCCGAAGTGGCCCGGCCCGACCGAGCGCCAGTTCGGCCGAGGCCAGGTTCACGAGTTCGTCGACGGCAAACTGGAGAAGTCGGGGACCCTCGAGGCATGGTCGGCGACGATCGCGAACGATCCGACGCTGCCGTCCGTGCCGTTCGTGCCGATCCTGACCAAGCCGCGCCGCGGCGCTGGCCGCTCCGACCTCAAGCCGGTGAAACACCTCGTCGACGGCTGCAACCAGTTCGCGACGAACATGATGGCCGCCGGTGAGCACCACGCCGTCGGGCGCCGGTACGCCGTCGGGGTGTCGCAGAAGGACTTCGTCGACGAGAACGGCGACCCTGTCCCGCTGTGGAAGGTCGCGACCGGCGATGTGTGGGCCGTTCCGCACCCGAAGCGCGAGAACCGCAACGAGAACCCGCTGCCCGTCCAGGTGGGCCAGTTCTCCGCCTCCGACTTGCGGAACTTCCACGAGAGCATGAAGACACTCGCCCAGTTCGTCGCGTCGAAGTACGGCCTGCCGCCGGGCTACATGGGCTACACCTCCGACAACCCGCCGTCGGCTGAGTCGATCCTGTACTCGCTCGAGCGGCTCGTGCTCCGGACCGAGCAGCACCACACCTGGTACGGCGGCTCCGCGGTCCGAGCCGGCCGCGTGGCGTGGGCGATCATGGACAAGGATCCGGCCGCCGTGACGGGGATCGAGGCGAAGTGGGCCAGTGCCGCCACACCGACGATCGCGTCCGCGATGGACGCCGCGGTGAAGGGCGTGCAGGGCGGCATCTTCGACAACGAGGAGGCGTGGGACATCCTCGGGTTCTCCCCGCAGCGGCAGGCCCGGCTCCGCAAGCGCATGGGCGCCAACCGGACCGACTTCACCGCGGCCGCCGCGGACCTCCGCAACCTCGACGTCACCGGCGGGACCGGCGTCAACCCGAACCCGGCCGCGCCGGCGGTGAACGGTGCTCCCGTCCCGGCTCTCTGACCTCGCCGGCCGCTACGGCACCGCCACGGACAAGGCCACGAAGAGCGCACTCACCGAGCTGGCGGACGCGACCCGCGGGAAGGTCAGCCCGGAGGCGTGGCGCGACGCGGTCGCATTGATCGCGCCGCGGCTGCTCGAGCTGCAAACCCAGATCGCCGGACTCGCCGGCGACTACGTCGGCAAGGCCCTGCAGGCGCAGAACAGCGCACCGGCCGCGGACGCGCTCGAGCTGAACCCGGACGGGTTCGCCGACCTCACCGACGGCGGCGGATCGTGGCTGCGGAACCTGATCTACGCGCCGAACTCGGTGCGGAACGCCAGCCGCAGCCTCGGCGTCGTCGAAGCGCAGCGGCGCGCGCAGCTGGTCGCGATGTCGATCGTCCTCGACGGCGTCCGCGACGTCGCCCGCACCGCGACCGCCGCGGCGATGTGGTCGCAGGGCGCGCTGCACTACGTTCGCGTCCTCAACGGCGTGTCCTGCGCCCGGTGCGCGGTGCTGGCCGGTCGGACGTACCGGGTGTCGGCTTTCCAGCGGCACCCGCGCTGCGACTGCCGGATGATGCCCGCCGCGCGCGAGCCGGCCGAGTCGTGGACGGTCAACCCGCGCGAGTACTTCCACTCGCTGTCCACGCAGGACCAGGACCGCGTGTTCACCGCCGCCGGGGCACAGGCAATCCGGGACGGCGCGGACATCAACCAGATCGTGAACGCCCGCGAGGGCGTCCAGACCGGCATGCTGTACGGCCGCGAAGTGCAGATCACCACGACGGGCACGACCCGGCGGGCGGTGTTCGGCGGCTACGAGGTGCTCGAGGACGGCACGTTCCGGCGCCGGTCGCAGAGCGAGTTCCGCCGGAAGGTCGTCGCCGGCGACCGCGGCAGCCGCTACTGGCGGACCACGGCTCCCCGGCTGATGCCGGACGAGATCTACCGCCTGGCCGACGAGTTCGGCTGGGACCGGGCGGAAGTGCTGCGGCAGTTGCGGCGCTTCGCCTACCTGCTCTGACACGCGACGTGCAGGGCACCTCCTCGACGCGCGACGCGCGAGGACATCACCCCCGGAGGACCGCGCGATGCGCACGAACACCCTGCCCACCCACCCGACCATCGTCGACCCGCGGACGGGCGATCCGCTGCGGGCCGTCGGAATCGTCGGCGGCCGCCCCGTGTGGCCGATCATGGGTGCGTCCGGCCCGATCCCCGGCGGCGGCCAGCCGCCGGCTGCGCCACCCGCGACGGGGACGCCCACGCCGCCCGCACCCCCCCCCCCCCCCCCCCCCCCCGCGCCCCGCCCCCCCCCCGCGACCGCCCCCCCCCCCCCCCC